ATGCCGCGCTCCTTAAACGCGTGAACGGTATTCAACGTATCCATCGAGTTGCGGCTAAACCGATCCAGCTTCGCCACAATGATCACATCACCAGGCTGTGGCGTTACACCGCTTGCCGCCAATCGATCAAGAAAATTCAAATGCCCCGAAACACCAGCATCTTCAATAAACCGATCAACCGTCAAGCCATGCGTTAACGCGTTTCCGGTCACTTCCCTGCGTTGCGTGTCAAGGCTTGTGCCATTGGCTTGCTCATCAGTGCTTACGCGCAAATAACCGTAATTCATAACGCCATCCAAATCATCGTTGCGTACAGAGCGCCAAACATTGCGCCGCCAATGATCAATGTTGCTGTTGTGGACTTCATCTCGTTTCCTGTGTTTGTGTCAGTGGTGTAAATGTACACCGCGTTTACAGTCATGGGGGGCGTTTACGCAAAAATTTTTTGGGTAACCGACGAACGGATGAACGGTAATGGGGGGGCAGGGCGCGTTATGCAAGGCAAGCCACGCGATGCCCGTTATGCAAGGCAAGCCACGCGATGCCCGTTATGCAAAGCATGAGTGGGCGCGTGTGGGGTGCCGCGCCTACGCCGCCCCCTCGAAACGCTGAAGGGTGGGGTGTTGCGCGAACGCGACGTGGCGTAAAAGCGACACGCGTTGCGTCAGCGCAACGCTTTACCCGTTGTGCGGCGCAACATCGATGGTTTTGTCATCGACGTTTACGGCGTTGACGGTTTCGCGGTATCGATTCGCCATCAGGTGCGCGTCAGTGATGTTCACCTGAACGTTCACTTGCGCCTTGTTCTCTCCATACGCTTGCTGGTTCCACTTGCCAGCGAGCCATTGCCGGTAACGCGCCCTGACGTTTGCCAGGTTCGCCGTAACCGCGTCAGCGCCATCGACAATCGCCAACCCTTGCTCAGCCAAAACGTGTGCCGCCCTCGCGCGTGCACGCGCAAATTCTTCGCTGCGCTCGGGAGTCGTTTCCGCCCACGAATAAAACGCGCCCTCGCTTACGCCAAGAGCGCCTATTAACTCGGACACTTTCACGCCGCTCCCGATCTGCTCAAACAGTCCCTCTTCGCCGCCTGGAAACTTATGCACCGCACGATTCACGATCGACCTTAACTCTCTACGCTTCGCGTTGCTCAATCCCGCGCCACGCGTTTCACGCACCGCGCCTTCTTCGCTTTCCGCCTCACCAGTGCCGCTCAAACGCGTCAGATCGCCCTCAGTTCGATTTTCTGCTTCCATGTTCACTCACTTACCTTTCGCTTGTTCCATCGCCTTTAACGCGTCCTTGCTCAACGCGTAAGCCTGCTCACTGCTTCCCTTGTACACCGGACCAATATCCTCTTCCGCCATAAGCGTCAACACTTCCGCGCCAGGCATGGCCCGTTTAATGTTCACCGCTTGCGTAAAAAATTCCTGCTGCAAGATAACCGCCACCTCATCCATCGTCCAGCAGTCGCACTTAGGTCTCATGGCCGCGTAGGCGTGGACAGTTGCCGGATCAGCGCAAATCGCAAACACGCTCCCGTCATCCCGTTGACCCTCCATAACACTTACCGCCAACGGTTCAGCGTTCATCGCCTTCGCTTCAGCCTCCAACACGTCAAACGCTCGCATCATCCCGCCACACGCCAAACGATACGCCTCAACGTCTCTTGCTTTCCGCGCATCCCTACACCGCCATAACTGCTTCCAAAACCTTAACCGCGTTTCCTCGCTCACAAGTTCCGCCAAACGATCTAATCCCCAAACCTTATCCGCCTCACGCTTTCTCTTCATCACACTGACCGCCACACTATTCATCGCCAACACGATCTGGTCATCCTCTTCAAAAGGATTCTTCAACCGATCCTCTGATCCGCCATACAAACCATCTCTAACCTTCCCGCGCTTATCTTTTGCCGCCATAACCCAAATCCTTTCTCTACAAATCACACATCAAACATCAAGCGTCCGAAACATTGAAGCGTCCGAATGTGTGTCTTTCAGACACACACACATTTCGGACGCGTTCACTTCTTGTTCTACAACGCTTTCGGACAACTTCGTACGCGTTTTCGGACGCTTAAAGGACAAAACATTAACTTTAGGACACCCTAATTCGGACGCCAAAACATCACTTTCGGACATTCGGACGCTTAACATCAAAATCCTTCCTGATTAATCGGCTTGATCCACACCAAATCGTTTCTTATGGCGGCAAACTCAAGCTCAACTAACTTGTCCTTCACCTCCTTCCAACGCTTCCGCTTATCGCTATCCTCTACATCATTCCCTAGCCTGGCGTACACCTCATCACGCCAACGCTCTAACGTCACCACGCGATGGCGTTCACCCTGAACGATCTGGTATTGCCCTTCCGTCTTCACGATATGGCGTAACGCTTCCCTACCCATCGACTGATGCTTACCGCGCCCCGCGTTTGGCTTTGCGTTTTGTGGCGGTCTGAATCCAACGCCATCAGGTAAATCACCCTCGAAAGGTTTGACTACGAGCGTATTGGCTAGGTCATCCTCAAACCCCAGGTTTAATTTGGCGGCTGACGTTTCATGCGTTTCATCCGATTCCTGCTGATCAAAGTTCACTGTCTCCATGGAGAAATGAATCTCCACACCGTCCTTGCCATCCTTTTGCTTGGTTACCTTCAACGTGCCTGACATTTGATCGGTATGGCGGGTAATCTCAATCTGCGTATCCACCGCACCTAGAAAGCTAGAGTGACCGCGTAAACCTAGCGAAGCATCCTTGCCGCTATGGTGGACAACCAAAAGCGCTGCGCCCGTGGCTTCTTGCAGGCGTCCACAATTACTGATGAAACTTCCCATGTCCTCGGACGCATTCTCGTTGCCGCCGCCAAAGGCGCGGGCCAAGGTGTCAATGATGATCAATTTCGGACGCTGGATTTCGGACGCTCGTATGGCGGCTATCAAGTCAGCAAAATCCTGATCCGATGACCTTAAGTTAACTTGCGACCTAATCACGCCAACGGGTATGTCCTTGAGTTCATACGCATGGCGTAAACCTGAAATCCTTGTACCAATACCGCCATGCCCTTCCCCTGCGATGTATAAGACCTCGCCGGCTTGCGGCACTTCGTGCGATAGCCACGAGTCCCCACTGGCGATCATGGCGGCTAAGTGCAGCGCGATAAACGATTTGAACGTGCCTGGCGGGCCATAGAGCGCTATAAATCCCTTCTCAGGCACAATCCTATCCACCAACCACTTAACCGGCTCATCCTTCGCGTCACGCCACATCTCAACCCTGTAGCGTTGCGCTTCCTGCGCTTCAACAACTTCGGCAAACGGTTCCTTCTCTGGCACAACGGATTCAGGTTCCGTCTCGGCTTTCTCATCAATCACTAGTCGTTGCGGCGGTACAACGTCCTCGAAGTCCTCAATCACGTTGGCCTCGCCAACGCGTTTGGCGAACTCCTCGAACGTAAACCCTCGCCCGATAAACTCTTCAGCATCATCGCCAATGGCTGACTCGTCATCGGCTAAATCAACCACCTTGATCGCTTGCGCTACCCCTTGCAAATCCCTCACGACGCGTTTGGCGTACTTCCAGCCAGGTCTATCGTTATCAGGTAGAACTACTACTAATCGACCATGAAACCATGGCGTGATGGCGGCAGGCCACTCGCTCGACCCCGCGTGCGCCGATATGGCGACCACATCGAACATGCCAACCAAAAACTCAGCGGCCTTTTCGCCCTCGGTCACAAATACCGGCGCCATGGGTCTTGCGATCATGAGCGGTAAGCCAAACGGTATGGGCGTCCAATTACGGATCGTTGGTACGCGCTCGCCATTGATAAGGTGATACTGGCGGTACGTCTTGCCACCACCTTCAACGTCATACCTAACCTTTTGCGCTGTGACTTCGCCGTTCTCATCGATGTAATCCCACGCCATCACTTCTTTCATCGTTGGCGGCACAATCGGCCTGATACCCGATAAAGGGTCACGCGCAACCAGCGGGCGGTTCCAGTTCAACGAGTTAGGCAAGTGAGGTTTGATGGCGGCAAACACATCCTCCTGATCGCACCCGCCAAAGCACTTAAAGAGAAACTTCTCACCGAGTTGCGTAATCGCAAGCGATGGATGCCGATCACCCTTGCCATTGCCATGCCCAGGTACCGGGCAAGACGCAAGCCACCCCCTCTTGTAACGCTTGGCGTTACCAAGCGCTGCGGCTAATAGTTCTGCGTTCATCTAGGCGCCGCCGGATTGCCTTGCAGCACAATGCCTTCGTGCACCGGACCTTTGAAGTCATGGCGGACAATGGACCCTGCTGAAATCTTCACGCGGTTAGCGATTTGCTTACCCGGAAGCACATAAGATCCAATACCCATGATCACCGCCACGCCAATCACGCAATCGCCGCACACTTCCGTATTCGGAAACATCGTTGTCCATGCGTGAATTACCGAGTCATGCCCAACCGTTGCATTGGTATTCATAAACACAAAATCGTTGATCCAAGCATCCGCCGTAACGATCACTTGCGGCGCTAAAACGCAACCCTTACCAATTTTCGCGTAGGGCGATACCGTACAAGTGCTGTGTATGTACGTCCCCCATCTTTCTTCGTTCTTAGCAACAATGGCTTGCTTTGCATCAGGGTCCGCCACAGCTAACAGAAACTCAGCACCAGGAAACGCGCCCTCTCGGATGCTTTCCACCACGGGATACTTGGCGGCATAGCGCTTATTGTTAAACGGTTGCGTTGAAACCACGCACACAATCTCGTGCGTTCCTTCCTCCTCGATGTAACCGATCAACTCCTTGGCAAGCCCTCCTGAACCAAAGATAACGTACTGGTTTTTGCGTTTTGCCTTTTGATACATATTGTGATCGCCGCTCATTGATTGCGCCCCTTTAACTTGATTCTTTAAGTCGTAGTCCTGTTACGATATTTACCACTTGTTCTTCTCCTTTAGCTTGGCTTCGATAGCTTCCGCAAAATCCAACACGTTCTGATGTTCAACGCAAATGTGAAACTCCACAGCACTGCCACTCGCTTTGTTGCATTTCCAGATTTCATCTGCCGTCAGCCCCACCCATTCACGCTCTGTCTCCAGTGCTTGGCGCAGGGCGGTGATGGCTTTGTGCGCTTCTACTCGGGCCTCGCTGTCCATCAGAGTACTAGGCGTTCGCGTGAAATGTTTGGTGACTTTCTCCAACGCCTCCAGCGCCAACTGCATAGCTTCTCTGCTCATGTGTTCTTCTCCTTTAGTTTGGCCTCAACCGCACGGGCAAATGCAAGTACATCTTCGTAATTCCAGTGCTGCCCAGGCGCAGGCCATGTTGGGTTAATCTCGTGCAGTTCAGGCTCAGTCAGTCCAACCCATTCACGCTTTGGCGGTACCGTGTACACAGGTTGCGGGCTAAACACTTTGTCCTGTGGCTTTTTGCGAAAGTACACATGCCCGGTTCCGGTTGTGTGCATCCATGCAACCGGCTCTTGCTCTGTCTCCAATAATTGGCAGCAATGCCCGCACCTTGGACATTCAAAGTCTTGATTCATCGATCACCCCCAAACGCGTAAATTGGAAACTTGGACAAATCCGGATAACTCATCTCAATGTCCTCCATCACTTTTGGCGAACCATCACGATGCCAGAATTGATTCATGAGCAACAAACCACGCGCTGCCACGTCCGGCATCATGTAAAAGTTCCAACCGATCATGTCGAAATAATCGTCGTGATAGGAACACTCACGCCTCCCGCTGAAACGCGCCCGCTTGAACCACAGCATGGCGGCATAGTCATCAGTGAGAATCGCACCGCCCTTGCCTAGCTTTAAGTGCTTATAAGGCCCGGTAAAAGACACGCACATGTGCGAGCCTTTGATAAACATGTTGGAGGTAAACGAAAGCGCAGCATCCCACACACGCGTGGGTGCTAATTGATACGCGCCCTTAATCGTTCTTCCTTCAACCGGATAAAAGTCAACCTTCGCGCCGGCATGAATCACTTCGCAAGGTACGCCTGGATAAGTTCTTGCGGGTAGCCTGATCGTTGTTCCCGCCACACGTTCATAGGTCAGCGCTAAGAACAAAGCGTTGCAGCAGTTATCTACTGCCACGCAATACGGTGCGCCGGTGTACTCGGCAACCTTTTCTTCAAACGCTTCCGTTATTTTGTAAACGCCATCTGCCATGTCATCCCCTTGAGAGTCAAAAAATCCCGGCCTAAAAAGACCGGGTTTTGTGAGTCAGTGACTACTTAGAACTCTTCACCCTTCGCTGGCGCATGGGTCACCGGTTCCGGCGCAGCAACGGGCGCACTGCCTGCATCATCCGTTGGCCTTGGCGCCCAACCGGTGATGTTCCACCTGGGCTTGCGCGTGTTGCCTTTGCCAACCTTCATGGCCTCGGCGCCAACGTACTCGATGATCGGCAACTTGCCAGCGTTCGCATTGCGATCCTTGGCGGCTGCCGTGTAAAGCGCTTCCAGCCCCATGTTCGGCCCTGCGCCATTGGATGACCATTCAACCCAACCCATTTCGCGGCTAAAGAAACGCACCACAAATCCGCGCTTGTGCGCATCGCTTGGCTTTGGGCCTTGCCTGCCTAACTCTTGATCGGGTTGCCAATCACGCACACCGGCTTCAAGCAACAACCAACCCGTTTGCACGTTGTCAATGTCAAACAACATTTTTTTTAATTGGATTTCCTGACCCGTCTTGTCGCTCCACATGTTCATGGATGGCGAGAAACGAATGTATGGAAGTCCTGATCCACCACCTGTAAGTCCTAGCATGTCAAAGTTTCCTATTTCAAAGTGAGGTCAAATTTGGCGCGGGTTTGCGCCCAAGTGTTAAGCCACTTGATTCAGCGGTGACCTTATCCGCGAATTCCTGATAAAGATTTGGATATTTCTTTTCTAACTGCGCAGGCGTAATCGGCACTGTTTTTACAGCACCCTTATGAGCACTCAGCAATCCCGCCATCAACTCATCGCTTTGCCATTTGCGCGTTGCGCGTTTCGGTATAAGCGTCCAGTCATTGAGTTGGCGTCCATCCTCCAATGCTTTCGTGATGCGCTCTTTAATCGCTTCAATCGTATGCGCTGCATCATCCGCCACATTCATCATGGCGTTCAATTCATCTTCCGTAGCTTCATCAATTTGCTTTGGCGTTACACCGGCAAAACTTTCAACTCTGGCAATTTTTGCCGGGCACTTTGACCTGGCCGGGCACCAGCGGCAATGCTCACCTTCATTGGTTGGCGGAAATGGTGCCAGCGTATCGCGCAGTGCCGGCTCCAACACATTGGCGGACCAATCAATAAGTTCAGCCTTCGTCATAAACGCCAAACTGATCTGCGGTTCCTGCGTTGGCTGAATGATTGCAAGCGTAATGTTTTTAATGCTTGCCGGTGCCTTTTGCAGTGCGCCTAACGCGTAAATCTTAAGTTGCGGACCTTCAACATCAACCTTAATGCGGCCTGTTTTAAGGTCTGCAACAACCAGATCAGTATCATTAGAGCAAACAAGATCGGCAGTCCCATAAACATCAGCGCCAGCGTAATTAGGAATCCTAAGACGCTCTTCGATGAGGCAAGCACTTTCCATGCGCTTTTCCAGTTCGCCCGCAAAGTCCGTATAGACCTCGGCCCAAGACGCCATCTCTTCGCTAATCGCAACACCTTCAAATTCCTTTCCAACAAATGTGTGTGGCGCTGAACCTGTCAGCATGACTGTTTCCGCCAATGCGTGTACCGCTGTTCCAATCTTTGCAGCGTCTCCCGCTTCGCGTGGCGGTACGCCTCGTGAGAGTTTGATTGATGCCGGGCACGCTATCCATCGCTCGGCGGCTGATGGTGACCATTCTGAGTGTGCGTTCATGACTTTTTCCTCTTATGTTTAAGTTTTAATTTTTTGCGTTTTAGCTTGCGCTCGTCGTGATGCAAGATGCGATGGCAGTTGGAGCAAACCGCAATACACTTTTTGATTTCCTCGAAGACTCTTTTGTATGCGCCTTGCGCCACAAGCTCGTTAATGTTTCGCTTTGGCGGCGTTCGATCAACGTGGTGAAAGTCAATGACCGCTTCGTGCTGTATGCCGCACCGCTCGCAATGAAGTGATGCTTTGTATGCTCGCCACTTTGCACGCAATACGCGCTTTGACGCGACACTTGCCTTGATTGTTTTTTCTCGATTTCGCTCGTAATATTTTCGAGCATAAATCTTTTGCTTGGTTGCTCTAACCTTCGGGTCTTTGTACGGCAAAAGCCTTCCTCCAATACAACGTATTGGGCGAACCCCAAGGGTCGTCTGGCTCGAACATCCTGAAGCCTGTGGCGATCAACGCGTTGGCAGACGCCACATTGTCCGTTGTATCTGTAATGGCCTGCGTTAAACCTAAGTCTTTGGCAAACTTCAAACGCTCTCGGATTAACTTTTTTTGCAAACCCCGGCCACGAAACGCTTCCAGCGTACCGGCCCTGGCTAAGTACGCGGCTTGCGGTGTTTTGCTGGATTGCAGCATGGCGGCAAACCCTGCTAGCCGACCGTCGCAATACGCCATCCACCACCAACCGTTCTTGGGACTTAGGACCGTATCCAATGGCAAGCACTCTTTCTGAAGAAAGCGTATGGCTTGCTCGGTGGTTTGGGACATTACCGTCACCCGCTTGATCCGAAACATGCAGCATCCTCGTGAACTCCACGATTATGCTATAAGTCTTGTGTCGTTTCAACGAAACGCTCAATCACCCAAGTGCGCATCCACAATGGGCGCATGGTTTGTTTGGCGTGTCGCTCATCAAGCCATGTCGTTGTCCTTGTTATACCGCCAGGCGCAACCCAGTGATAGGGTTTGATGTAGTGCGGCACATAGGGCATACCCTCCAACATGTATACGGGCATGGGGTGCAATTCTGCTTTCTTGTCGCTGTTGTTGATGTTCATTTGCCTTGCCATTTATCTAAGTAACGCTGCGCTGATTCTTTCCACGTCGGACCCATCAAGCCTTGACTGTGATGGATGGCGGAAATCGATGACACGTAAATTGATAAGCCTTTGTCTGTAAATTGGCGGCATAAATCCATGTCGTAATGATGGAAGGTGAATTGCTCATCAAACCTTATATCGTTGTCATGAAACGTCTTTGAGTAAGCCGCCATGAACAAACCATCAATCAATGACACTTCACGGTTTGGCGATGCAAACACATCCCAACTCGTCAAATACTCACCGTTGCCACGCGCTACGCAACCGGCCCATGATTGGCGATCCGATAACGTGCCTTCCATATCCGTAATGGCCCATGACGTTTGACCTGGTGATGGCTGACAGTTACCCGCCAATCCAACCAGGTGATGATCATCGAGTGACGCACCTAAGCGCATGTACCAATACCAATCGACAATCTCAACGTCATCGTGCACAAACACAAGTAACGCCGGATCATTCTTGGCGGCTTCAACGGCTTCGTTATAGCGTTGGCACAACCCTGCTGTGTTGTTCGTGAACAGTTGCGCTTCAATAAACGACAGATGCGCAAAGCGTTGAATCGTTACGCCTAACGGCGTTCCTGCAAAATCTTTTCTGTTGTGGCGAGTGCACGCCACAATCCTAATAGGTATCATTCAATCCCCCATTGTTCTAAATAGTGCGGCCTGTGTGACTTCATCCATGGCAATGACTGCTGAAGATTCGATTGCATGTCAACGCCAATCGTCATTGATCCAACGTGGTGTATGTAGCTACGGCTAATCCAATGGCTAAAGCCAAGTGCCACAAGGTCAGCGCACATCACATCATCGCTAAACCAGTTCAGTGGCGGAAACGGTGCTTGCTCATACGCTAGACGCGGTAGCCATGCAAATAACGGCGATACCACTTTGTTCTTCTTGACCGCGCCCTCGCCTTTCCAACGCATACCAACAAACTGGTCCCTATCGTCTCGCGGTATGCGAATGTTTTGCGAAGGGCGCACATAGTCTGATCGCGCTGCAACGAGTCCCAACTTCGGACCACACAATTTCTTTAACGCTTCAACATCTTCTAGCAATAAGCGCAATGAGTAAGGTGCAAGCACAATGTCATCGTTGGCGATGATTACACCATCGTCGTCTTTTGACATGAAACGCTCAATGGCCCTGTTGTAGTCATCACCAAACGTTGGCCCTTTTCCGTTCTCAATGCAAAGGTCAACTTCTGGCGCATAAGCATCAACGCTTGCCGCCAGTACGTGTAACGATCCCTTGTCAGGCTTGATCGTTGACACGATCATTTTTATGCCCATTCGCCAATCCTCTTTAGGCACTCAAGTGCGCGGCGGCGAACAACAGAATCGTTAAAGCGTCCATAGCTTTCTAAACCTTTGAGCGTTTCAACACAATCCGCCAGATTCTCTAGCGCAATGTTCAAACGCTTTTCGAGTTCGCCAACTTCGACGTTAGCTTTTGGCGTTCGACCCTTTTTCGGTGCTATTGCCTCGAAACCAAACGTGTCGTCCGCCTGATGCTCTAAGTGGGCAGTCTCTTCCTTGGTTACAGTACCCGTTGCAGCAATCGTTATTTTTTGTTCCATTGCGATCCCTTTCAGGTTGGCGGCACAATGCCCGCCATAAAGCGTTAAGTGAAAAGTTTTTAACAAAAGGCATCTTCATCGCTGCAACAAGTAGCGTGCAATCTGTCCAAGCATTAAGACGCCGCCCAAGTAAAGCGAACCTAACAACAGTAACTTCGCCTGCCTGTCTCGTATGGCGTAAGCCGGCACTCGCTTAAATGTAAATACAGACTGAATCCACAATTGATCATCCGCCAAATAGTTTGGCTTTGGCGGCTCATAGGCTGATCCAATCTTTGGTCGATCAACGACAACCACGGTTTCACCATCGCGCCGGATCAGCATCACATGATCCTTTGCAAAACGTTGTAAGCATGGCTGCGAACCTGGTCCGTCACTTGACCGCCAAGGCGTTCAACGTCGGTTAGCTCACCAATAAACTGCCTAGCAGTGCGCAACTTGCGATCTGAATCGGCTGCGATTTGGCGCGTATACGCCAACAATTCTTTCAAGTTCTCTACTTCCTGTGTTTTCATAGTAACTCCTATTGCATCGAACCATATAAAGCAATCAGCGCAGCGTCAGCACGTCCGTTATCCTTGACACGGCTAAACGCTGAACTCATTTCGGGAAACATTTGCATCGCCAGGGCGCGTGCGCCTTCCTTGCCGCCTGTTAAGCGCACAGCGCGTTGCCATGTCATTGGCGGTACAAAGTGATAGCGAATCTTGAGACTCGCCAATACGCCTTCCACGTTACCGAGCGAGCGTCCAAAGTTGAACATCGACGTTACGCCTTGGCCTGGCATGGCGGACACTTGCTCAATGAAGCATTCGCACTCATGGTCGATCAAGAATGCCGCCAACTCCGTATGGAGTTCGTGTGGCGCGACAAAGCGTTTTACTGACTTGCCAACCTTACGTTCAACCGTTGGCATGTCAAACACGCTCACAAGTTTTTGACCTTGAACGGCTGCGATGGCGCCGCTCAACCCTGGATCAATGCCGAGAATGATTTTCATGGTTTGCAATCATGCACCATGTTTACGAAATGGTTAGACCATTTCAGACAAACGGTCAAAAAAAAGCCGCCATCGGTAGGCGGCAAACACTCTCAGGGGGAGAATGACACAGGAGGAGTCCTAGTGAGTAGTTTACCTTCGATATTCCTCTGTGAGAAGCCCTCCCATCACAGGGAATGGCGCAACTTGGAACGGGCCAACCTGGAACGGACCGGCCATGCGTTGCGCAAGCATCCTACGTTGCCTCTCGCGCTCAAGCGCAGCGGCGGGCGATACAACGCCGCCTTGCGCCGCAGCTTGTGTCGCTTCCACATTGGCGGCGGTTTGCATACGCTGCGAAATGTTTTGCGCCATAGGTCCAACTAGCGGCACATTGCCGCCAACACCACGCGTCACAATATTCATGAGTGTTGGCGCTGTGCCTGATCGATTGATAAGTGGCACGCCGCCTGTTGCTGGTTCGCCAAACGCTGCGGTTGATGCTCGACCGATACGCTTTAACTGGTCAACCTCTTCTTTGTTAAAAAGTACTTCAAGTTTCGGTTGAATGCGTTTTAACGCGGCGTTAAATCCTGCCTGGCTAAACGCACCTGACGTACCAACGGCACTGTCAATAAGCCATTGAACTGTTTGCGCCCTAACGTCATCCCATGCCGCCTTGGCTTGATCGAGCACTGCTTGATCAATCTTTTCACCGCGTGGCTTAGTAAGCGTATCGCGTAGCGCAATCACGTCTTTGGTTTGCCCGCCAATGATGAATCGCTGAAAAAACTGATCTTGATTGGCTTGACCGGCAACGATTGGTTTGAATGGTTCAAATTCCCTTGCTCTGGCGGCTGACAGGTTGATGCCTTCGCGGAACTTTTGCACCGCTTCGTTTGCTTCTAATCCTTGCGTGGCTTCAGCCAAATAAACATCGAGTTGGCGTTTAATGTCACCCATTGCTTTGGCGGAACCAGGGTTTTCGCCAGCTCGTTGCGTAAGTAACTGACGAAACTTGATCGCTTCTTCAATACTAAATGGGCGTCCAGCATCACCGCCAATAGCAAACTGATCAATTCTCTTTTTAACAGGCGCAGGGATAACATCTTCAAAGTCATCAAGCGTCGCTTGAATACGTTGGCGGAAATCGCCAAAAGGTATTTGATCCTTTGCGCCTGGCAATCCACGCGCTGCGTTGTAAGCCGCGTCAATGTCAGCACCTAACGCACCAAAAATACCGCTACGATCAACGCGCTGACCAATTGCGCCTGTTACGGCTTCACCCGTTGCCAATGGCGTCGGTTGCGCCTGGCCGCGTATTGCCTCAAGCCGTTCGCGCAACAGACGCGGTTGCTGCGTAAAAATGTCAAGTAATGGCTGGCCTGATTGCTCAATGGCGGCTAAGTTGCGCTCCATAGCAAATTGCCTTGGATCACGCGTAACTTGCCCTGCCGTGTAGGGCATACCTAGTTTTTCAAAATCTTCACGGCGTATCAACGATGCCGGGTCAAGATTTCCTGTGGCGCGTAACTGTTGCTTTGCACCTTCAGCCAATCGCGCTTGCGCGGTTGCTGTGAGTTGCGAAATGTCAGCCTGTGGATCAAGCGATTTGATGTAATTGTTGATCTCAACACGCACTTGTGCCGGCGGCATCGTTACTGCCTGGCGGGCCATGCCGCCAACCACATCTTTTCCGCCTAACGCAAGACGCGTTGCGCCTTTCACTACTTCAGGCGCCACCACACCGGCAACGGCGCCTGTTGCCGCTTGCGCAAGTTTAGATTCCGGCGTTCCCGCTTCGCTGTACATCGCTGCGGCTGGCAAGGCGCCTTGAAGTGTTCGCGCCGTTATGCCTCCAAGCGTTAGTTCGCGGCCACCTGGTATGAGCATGGCCGGCGCAGTTGCCATGACATTGCCAACCATGCGCGGAATGTCTGCCGCTGGTCCTGCATCGGTACGCATACCGCGCTCGCCGTAAATGCTAGGCGGCTGCGCAGTACCAATTGCGGCCTCATACAACGCCAAATCTCTATTGACTTTTTGAGTGTACTTGGCAGCTTCTTCAGGATCAGTTGCCATTAAATACAACTGCTTAATACCCTGCCCAACATCAAGAAATCCTCGAATCGTTCGCTCGCCAATGGTTGGTGATGGCGGACGCTCTATGCGCGGCGTTTCAACGGGTATCAAACGCACTTCGCGCTTTTCTTCATCATCCTCAACGGGTATGAGTCGGGCTTCAGCCATGATTTATTCCTCTACGCGGTAACGCTTGCCGTTAACAGTTACATAGTAATTGTCATCTGTGCCTTTTGTGGCGGTCATTGATTTGCCTTGCACTGTGACTTGCTTAGAGTACGGCTTTGGCTCATTGATTTGATATAGCGGTGCAAATTGCTGCATACCAGGCGTTGCAAGGATCGTCTGAGCCGCATTGCGTCCGCGCTTGATTAACTCACGATCAACGCGATCAGAGATATCTAGTGCTTGGCGCAGCGATGCCTCGCCAACTGAAATATCGGCGTTCGATACTTTTGTGAGCAACAAGATATCCGAATCAGACAGTACGCCTTTCATCTTCGATGCGTTGTTCAATGTGCGTTGTGCAAGTTGAGGAATCAATGTGGCGGTATTTGCAATCCTTTGATCGTTTTGATTAAACCCTAACGCTTGAGCTGCCTGGCCTAACTTAAGCCTTCCTTCAGCACCAAAGCCAGTAATCACGCCCTGATCAAGCAACGCTCTAACGCGGTTGCTATTTTCAATCTGGCTTGCTGATGACTGCCCTTGTTCAACTTGTAATTGAGCTTGACCGGCGGCACCCTTTGCTATTTCCTTGGCAAAGGTTTCGCCGGTTTGCACTGTGATGCTTGGCCTTCCTTCGGCTGCAATTTGTTTTTTTATGTTTAACCATGCCAAACCAGCAGGACTGTTAGCAAAAGCTGGGTCTTCTAAAACGCGTTGCTCAAAACTTAATTGCTTTTTTTCTTCTGGCTTAAACGGCGCCTCAGCAATCAATCTTCCTGTTGGACTAACCGCTCTTGCGCCCGGCGAAAGAATGGTTGGTTTTTGGACTTCAGTAATGTTTTGTGCAAGTTCCGTCAAAGCCTTGGCTTGTGCCGCTCCGCCTGGTTCAAGTGCTAATTCTGAAGCCACACTTCGCAACAAATCAGCCCTCATTTGTTGGCGGGTATCTTCAGGTATGCGCTGACCAACCATTTGTGCGGCCTGTTGCGTTGGTCCGCCACCACCGGCAAGTGCCATTGACGGCGTTACTTCGGTTGGCAATCCTTGTAAGCGTTGGCGTAATCCAGCCATACGTTGCGATAATTGCTGTTGCTCAAGCAACTTGCGCTGTTGCTCGTTAAGTTGCATTTGAAACAACTGCCTTTGCAACCCTTGTTGCTGCACACCTTGCAAGCCTTCAGCCAGTGTGCCGCCACGAGCAACCGTTGAGCCTAATTGCGCAAGCGTTAGCAAGCGCTGTCTGCGCCGCTCTTCCTCATCCATCGGCATGGCGGGCAAGCCAGGGTACTGTTGCAAGCGATCAAGTCCAGTGCCAAAGCGATCAAAAATGTTTGGCGCGTAACCTTGTGATGCAGCTTCAGGCGAATTGGGCAACTGTTGCCCGCCAAAACTGCCGCTGCCCGTAAAAAAGTCTAGTAGTGACGCCATGCTTATCCCCTTGTCCTGCGATCAAGTTCTTTTACAGCTTCAACTAATAGGCCGGTAATTTGTGGGTAGTTAACCGCCATCATGCCGCTATCATCTTTTGCCACGGCTTGAGGCATAACACGTTGAACATCTTGCGCCATTACGCCGCCCGTTCGCTCATCATCGCCCTTGTAGTTGTAGTCATAGCCAGTCAATTTGCCAAGTTGCGACAATGGCGAATCCATGCGATCAACGTTTTCTTTCATGCGTTTATCGGACATAAGATAAGCAAGTGACGCCAACGTGCTGACGCCCTGACCAAACTGTTGGCCTGGTGATAAACGCTGTGATGCAATTTGTTGATTCTCAGCAGGAAACCCGCTCAAGCCTTGCGATCTGATGTTCAGTTGTTGCAACGGGTAGGCTTGTTGGCGCAAGAAATCTTGATACGCCAAATCGAGTTGCGCTTGTTGTTGCGCCTGTTCTTGTGCGCCAACGCCAAGCAGTTGTTGCGCTTGTTGTTGGCGGATTGCTTGTTGCTGTGCACCTAGCCCTGCCAGTTGCGCAGCCTGCGCCTGGCGCGTTGCAACGTCTTGTTGTGCAAGTTGCGCCGCTTGACCAAACCCTTGATAAGCCAAATTGCCAGCCGTTTGGCCTGCCGCTTGCAAAGCATTAAGATTGGTCATTGCCTCAACAACGCCCTGGCGCGATCCGCCAAAGGCGCGTGCGCGTGTTGCGGCTGCGGCGTTTTGCAGTTGTTGCTGCGCTCGTTGATTCTCAATATTTTGCAATGCCGTTCCAATGACTTGCTGCTGAAACGGATTGATGTATTGCTGAATGTTGCCGGCAATACTTGTCGGTTGCAGTGCCAACGCCGTTGCGTAATCAACGGTCTGCGTGCCTGGCCCCATAGCCCCGGCGGATGCAAGTTGCTGCAAGCCCAGTTGCGTTGCCGCCGTGGGCGCGGCTATTCTTGCGCCGCCATAAGGCGTGTATTCCTGGGCGGCTAGTTGCTTAGAAAACTCATAGTTCTCTAGCGCCGCCTGTTTGAATGCCGGGTCAAGTTCAACACGCGTTGTCTGACCGCCGCCGCTTTTACTCATGATTCAACTCCTTGGACATGACAGTCCATTTCTCTTCATAACCTTCGTCCGCCAAAAACGTACGCAGCCAACCACGTCTTCCGGCAAGTGTCACACGATTGCATCCGATTGATTGCGCCCATCTCTCAAGGATTGGACGCATACGCGAGAGTTCTTCTAAGTCCCCGCCAGCAAGAAAATAGTGCATCCCTTTGGCTTGTGGGTAACTCTGAATCTCAGTGATGACAGCGGATTGTCGACCAGGCCAAAACTGCATTTCATTGGCGTCAACGGCTCGCTTTATGTCCTCAATGGTATGTGTTCCGCCAGTGAAAGACAATGCCGCTTCAATAAATGGCCGGCATCGATCCCAATGGCTTAAATCGTGTGCGTTCACTTGTACGCCAATAAGTTTTCGCCAGCCACTAACGGCAGAGTTCCTGATAGCAATCCTTGCACATAAGGCAATGATGCACCTTGGTTTAAGGTGGAAAGGATTGAGCCTGTGACTTGTGGCGATAAATTAGACTTTTGCGCCTCAGTGCGTAAATCGTTGAATGTTGTACCCGTATTGAGCAACCCTTGACCTGTGGCGGCCAACTGTTGCGCCGTTGGCGCACCTTGAGGCATGGCGTAAAAGGATGCGGGCAATGTCACTTGATTGGCGGCAACGCGTGGTGCAAGCAATCCAGCCGTTGGTGTGCCGCCATAGGATGCCGCATAAAAAGCATCCATGTAATTTTGAATCTGCTGACCCGTTGGGCCTTTGATGTTTGTGAGCAACCCTTGCTCTGGTCCGTATCCGTATTGCAACTGCGCCTGCGGAACAACGGCTTTGCCATAAGTTGCCGGCGGTAACGCTTGGTTTGCCTTATAAAAAGCATAGTCAGGCGTTGACATGAGGTAAGTTGTCAAGGCATCTGTTGACGTGAATGGCGTTGTGCCTTGCTGATAACCCCTGAAGTTTGCCAACTCCGTGGCGTTCGGTACGCGCCCAAACACGCTTTGAAAAACGGCTGATGCTTGCACGTCATTGATTGGTACACCAGGTGCAGACGTAGGTGCTGGCGTCCCTGTTGGGGCTGGCGTTGTAGTTGGTGCTACGGTTGTAGTTGTTGTCGTTCCGGTCGATGGTTTTCCAAGGACTTGGCTTTGCATCGACAAAAGCGAATTTACATAAGTCTGGTATTCCGGCGTGTTTCGCAAATAGTTGTAAAACGATGTTTCGCTTGACAGAACAGGATTGTTTGCCGCAATAGCGGCGTTAAAGTTTGACAACTCGTTTTGACTTGGTTGTCTACCGAAAAGGCCATAAAAAACTTCCGCCGCCTGCGAGATAGAAATAGGTTTTGCAGCATCAAGCAATCCGGTTGATGGGCTTGACGTTGGAGCAGGCGTAGTGGTTGGAGCAGGTGTAGTGGTTGGAGCAGGCGTGGTAGTTGGAGCCGGTGTTGCGACTGGCAATGTCGCCGCATAGATTTGATAATCTGGTGTGCTTTTTAGGTAATTTTCTAAAGCACTCTGCGAAACAAGCGCAGGATTGTTAGCCGCCAAAGCAAGTTGGAAGTTAGATACTTCACTAGCATTTGGCGGCCTGCCAAATACGCTTTGGAAAACTTCACTGGCTTGCGCTAAGGTAATCATAATTCCCTCACATCGTTGTGGCGCTCAACGCGCCAACATTGGAAACGGTTAGGTAGTAACGCGTTCCATTGGGCGAACGAATGACAAGTTTTTCATCTTGCCCAAGTTCAATGTCAGCGTTCTTCTTACGGTTCAGCGCGTCAGCCAGCTCGAGCGCACGACGCAGCGTCAACTCGGCCACTTGATCGTAATCGGGCGTAGGGCGCGGCAGTTTCATCGACCACTTCCCGCTTTGGCGTTAAAACGAAAGATGCCTACCCGCCAATCCGTATTGTTGTTGCTGTTCAGGCGCACTTTTAGTTGCCTGCCTTGCAAGCGAATTGACGTTGGGTTAGCAAGTGAGTAAGGGCCATGCGTCGTTTCAGCGCTTGTTGGATAAAGTTTTGTCTTAAAAGTGACAGTTACATCCCCAAGCGTTGAGTCATCAGGAATGAGTTGATCAGCTACAAGCAAGTTATCACCCATTCCAATTTGATAAGGACCGCTTTCTGCATAAGGTGTTGAACCGTCATAGTTCCAGCCAATTTCATGCTCATAAACGTAGCCTGTTGGCGTACACATAATTGGATAAGGAAAAACGGCTTGTCCCGTTCCAATGGTGCGAGCCATACTTCCTAACGTCCAATGATTTTCGCGGTAATTCCAAACAACGTAGGAATCATTTTCAGTATTAGCAACAGACGGATAGAACCACCAGATTTCAGAGAATTTGCTATTGTGTACCGCAGAAACTTTAGAGATTTGGCCGCGATTGATGTTGTTAAACACATAGTCAGATACATCGCTTGGCAATGGTTTGGTGTAACCATCAAAAATCCAAAAGCCTGATTGACCCATCCAAGCGGCAAAGGTATCTGCCGCCGCGATGCCGATTGCGCTCACGGCACCGCAACCCGTTCCAACGCGCTCAAACCCGTACACATATGGCGGCCCTTGATACTGTGCAAAGTGAGCATCAACATCAGTAAGGATCAAGACGCCACCGCGCACGCGGCGGGCGCAAATGATGGAGCCAGGCGTTGAAAGCGTAAAGTCACCCGCTTGATTGTTGGCGGCTGGCGTCCAAACCGTATTGTTTTCTTGGTCAGACCATTGCACTTTTCGCGGATCGCCGCCAGCGCCAAGGGCAAACAGAAAACGCTCTTCAGAGACAATCAAACCCTTGCAACTCGTTGGCGCGTTTGTGATGGCAACGGCTTTGGTTGGCGTTGTAAAGTCAAGTTGCCACTCATACAACTTGCCATCGTAATCCGAGCACGCCACAAGATACTGGCCCCAATTGTCCATCGACCATGTTGTGGCGGGCTGAATAGCTAGCGTCGAACGAAATGAGCGAGCCGTTCCATAACCTTCTTGGCCGTAATCTCTGCCGCCATAAGATAAATTGATTGTTGCATCAGTGCGCCCTGCGCTGAAACTTGTTGGCGTAATGTCGGCCTGATCACCATCACCCTGGTAAGCGTAAAGTTTTGATGCTGACCCAACGGCAAGCCAAATGTTTGCCGAATTATCTTTCCACGCATACATGCCTCGTGGCACGCCGCTCGTGGCATTTGTTGACCATTGCTGCCAACCGCCCATTGGGCGAAGCGTTCCCTCGAACCATCTAACAAGGTTGGCGTCATACCATCGACCCGCCGCTTGATACTCGGTGCCGTTTCGGTAAACGCCTGGAGGAAGTTTGATAGGGACGAGTGGCATGTCAGTTGCTCATGTAAAGGGCCATTTCATCGCGGCGGCGTTTGACCAGGCCCGGCAACTCTTTCCCTGCCGCTTTAGTCCACATCTTAAACGCAACTGCTGCGCCCGTATAGTCGCCACGATTATGGCGCATCCTCAATGTGCTGCGTTGAAGGTTTCCTAGCCCCACATTGAACGAAAAGCTGACGAGTGCATCAAGGCGAGGCTGAGTAAGACCAACAGGACATAGTCGTGATACGCCAGCCTCAAAGCGTTGTAAGTCCTTTGTAAGTATGTCGTCAATTTCCGCCATCGATAACGTGCGATCCCAACCCGGTGGGATGGGTAAGGCTTTACGCTCTTCAACTTTGACGTTGATGTGCGATGGGTCAATGACATGGCCCACACCCACGGTCCAAAGCAACGCCGGGCAACGATAAGGCCGCGCACGCACACCTTCGTGATGCTTGATCATTTGGAGGGCAAGCGGACTGATCATTTCGCAAAGGCTCGTGACCCAAAGTGAAAGGCCACAATCGCGGCCCAAATTTGCTGCGTATCGTCATCCCATAGCTGATCAAGCATCAAATCGAATGGCACATTGGTTGTCCACGCGTACCAGAATCCGCCAATCTCAACGAATACCAACAACATGAACATGCCATAGGTCAACACAGGACGCACTAACGCTCTGGCGTTCTTGACCCACTGGCTTGTTCCTTCGCCAATTGCAATGTCATGCGCATACAGCGCTTTCATCTCTTCGGCTTGCGTTTGCATCGCCACTTGTTCAGTGTGAATCTCTTCAATGCGTTGCTGCGCAAGCAATCCCATGGCGGCTAACTCACGCTCACGCTCATTTTGCATACGGGCAAGTTCCAGCTCGTGCGCCTTGTCCTTGGAATCCTGCCAAAGATCAAGCAACTTGGGCACGCCACCGGCTAAGAATGACAAGAGCGTTGATAAAAGCGTCATCATGCTAGGCCGATCCTTGGCACTTTTCGTTCAACTCGTTCACCTTTTCCCATAGTGCTGTGATCTGCTTGTCGTAATTCTTTTCGAGGTAGTCAAGGCGTACTTTGATCGTTACTGCATAAGCTGCAATTGCAACCACTGCTGCACCCAAGTACCACAGTTTGCCGATTGCGTCGGTGATTGCTTCCATGGAGGCGTATGGCTTGCTGAATGCTTATTTCAACTTCAGCGCTAAATTCAAAAGCAGAATGATGATGGTGCCCGCCGTGGTCATAAGGATCATCTCCAATCTTTTGAGCCTGGCGTTGATTTGCGAATAGCGTTCGTCGCACACTGCTTCGTGAACTTCAATGCGTTTTAAGGCTTCGGAGTCGGCTGAAGTCATACATCACCTTTATTGCTCGTCTTTCGGAATTTGCGCCTCAGCCTGCTCCTTGATTTTCACAATCAAAGGCCACACGCCAGTCTTTGCCGGCAGATCGCCAAGCACGTTCAAAATAAATTGGATTTCGTTTTGGTCGAGGTTTAGGTTCATAGCCAGGGCAATGGTGGTTTAGTGATTGGTGGGTTCTTGCTTGTTTCGATTTGAGCTAGCACAGCAGCTTCCGTACCCGCTTTGTCAATACCGTTAGCCCATAGCCAACCAAGTACATATTCCTTGGTCAGTTGGTCGTAGGGGATGAAGTTGCCTTCAGGTGCTGGCAGGCTGTGCGTTGAATAGACATGCCCGTAATGCTCGCCATCGGAGTGTGAGCATTGCCAGTGTACGGTCATCACGATATTCGTTAAATCACCGTCTTGGGGTTTGCACTCTAGCTGAGAGATGTTCCAGTTCATGGTTGGGTTCCTTCTAGTTGAGCGAATTTGCCGTGATAAAGAGATCGTGCTTCTAATGCAACCAATCCTGCTAGTTCAAGGTCTTTGACATAAATATTTACTTTGGTCTTGCCATTTTTCACCACCCTAACAAGCCATGCCTTGCTTTTCTTATGCCAAGAAACATTAGGGTATCCCGATGTATTGTTTGCCAAAGCACCACGATTGCATTGGTTCTCACTACGGTTTGCGGCTCTCAAGTTTTCAATCCTGTTGTCAGCCCTGTCGCCGTTAATGTGGTCAACTTCCTGCGGCGTATATCCATGATGCAGCATAAATATCAAGCGATGCGCTTTTTGTGGCTTGCCTTGCCATGTAATGTGACGATAGCCGGTCTTGTGGATTGAACCAGCAGGCTTGCTCAACAGATACTGTTTGTTTGGATGACTTACGCTTTTCCAGTACAAGCATCCATCACGGTACTCAAAGCAGTCTGTAATGGTTTGTTGCGTAATCATACATTTGTCGCAATAATGTTCCAGTACCCCCCATCACACCACAACTGCACCCATTTTCCTGCTGTGGCGGGAAGAATGTCAGTTGTTGGTGTTCCATCTGTAATTTTAGTAACATTGCTTGAAGCAGAAACAACTTTTTGCGCACTTTGAACAACAATGTTCAAAAGACGGCCTGTGTTATTTGCTGGTGTTGGCAAGGTTAAAGTGCAAGTGCCTGACAGTGAGTAGCAAACTATGTAGTAAGCCGTATCGTTAACGCTTCCGCTTTGTGCAAACGCTTGCGATGTTGTTAAAGCAAATTGGCCTGCTACTTTTAACCCGCCATTGCCAGAATTTTCTGATGTGGTTCCTACAAGAAAATTTCTGTTTGCAGTTAGAGTAAGCGCCTGCGTGAAGGATGTAATAGCGGTGTTTGCTGTGCCGGAGGGGGCGGTGAACCATTTATGCACCCCAAACTCGCTACTATATCGGCTTGCCCCAAGGGTTGCTGAATATTTCCAAGTTCCAGCGGCAGATTCGTAGGCATTTGATGAAAGTGCCGTAGAACCATTACTGTCTAATGCAAGAGAAGCATACGTCCCCAACTGAATTGCTTTATCGCCACTTACCCACGCACTCGGAGTCACCCCAAGGCCGAGGTTGCCGGAGGAGTCGAGGCGGAGGCGTTCAGTACCACCTGTGCTCCAAGCAAGCGTATCCGCAGCCGGAGACCAAAATCCTGTATTGGTATCGCTAGCCGGCGTGATGCCTGGAAGTGCATCCGTTCCTGCGTAAAATCTTGTGGCGCCAGTCAACGTAATCGTGTCTGTGGTTGCATCGCCAAGGGTTGTGTTGCCATTAGCCGTTAGCGTGGATGACAAAACAACAGCACCGCTAAACGTAACGTTGCTGGATGCGCTTAAGGTTGTAAACGAACCCGCAGCCGCCAATGACTGACCAATGGTGACGCTATTGATCGTCCCCGATCCCGTTAGGTTTCCGCCAAGCGTAAGCGTCTTTCCGCTGCCCACGTTCATGGAAACGCTTGTGCCGTTCGATGCAAAGATTGCATCAATCGTGTCAAGGTTCGTGTTAAGTTTGTTGCCCCATGTGTCGGTGGATGCACCAACTTCGGGTTTGGTCAAACTAAGGTTGGTTGTCGTGGTATCAGCCATTTAAGCCGCCTCTCGATAAGGTGACACTTGAGGTGTCCAAGTTGTTCCTGAAACTGTTTGCGTGGTCCATGATTCGCTGGTAACCACTTGTGGCGTCCATGTGTCGCTTGGGTCGGGTATCGGTGACCATTTCAATGCGCCCGCTGCGCTTACAGCGCTCGTTGCGCCAATAGACACAGACGCCGAAATGGTTGCACCGCCTGATGCAGCAACCGTTGAAACGGCATCAATCGATACGGATGCCACCATGACGATGGTGCCTGCCGCTGCAACGGTTGATTGACCCGCCACAGCAACCGATCCCGCCGCAATGCGTGCACCGCTTGCAGCAACCGTTGATACGCCTTCAATAAGTACAGCACCGCCGCGAATGACGCCAGCGGAAGCGGATACGGTTGACACGGCGTTAATGACTGTCTCGCCATTGCGCCGCGCCGATCCTGTTGGCGATACG